ACCGGCTGTTTTGTCTACCGCTTTGTTTTTGAAATATGATTCTTTTACAGTTGCTACCTTTTCAGCGAAATTATCGCCAAAATCGATATCAGCTACAAGAGATTTTAATTTCTCGATCTGAGTTTGCGCTAGACCGTCAGAAGCTTCACGAATTGCTTCGTCACGCTTATAATTTTCTAACTCCTCAGTCATTTCGATGATCTTGCTTGTTTGAGAATTTGTAGTCTCTTCGAGTTCTGCAACTTCTTGAGCAAGTTCGTCAACTAAGTCGACTTTTGACTCTGGTACATCGATGTAAGATTCTACAAATAATCCTTTTAGATTATTCATGAATTTTTCAGCAATCTCTGTACGTAGACCTGCTTGAACAGCAACCTTGTTGTCTTCAATCCACTGCTCTACTACGTAGTTAAGATATGAATCAATCTTTTCTACCATGTCAGCTTTAGTGCTTGCGACTTCTTCGGCTAGCTCTTCATTGTACTTTTCTTCAAGACGATCAACTTCAGCTGAAAGCTTAGACTTAATAGCGGCTTCAAAAATTGTAGCAGCCTTGCCTTTGAATTCATCTGAAAGTGTTGCCTCTTCAGAAACCAATGCATTTAGGTCGTCTTCGAAGTTAGCTTCGTATGCAATATCAGCCTTTGGAGCTTCTACTACAACTTCACCGTCTTCATCTTCGAAACCTTCCATATTATACATAGCTTGCAAATCAGTTTTATTCATAGCTTGAAGCTTTGTCATCATTGCAGCCATTATTGCAGCTTTAGTTTTAGGCATAGGGTCTTGAGTACCCTTATCGCCTGTACGCTTTGGTGCAGGTTTTGTAGTTACTGGAACTGAGTCATCCTCATCGGCCTGCTCTTCCACTTCTTGGTCATTATGCTTTGCAGCCATGACTTTCTTTTTTCCGTGTTTCATTTCCATGATTTCCTCATCGGTCTCATCATGGAGTTCAACATCTTGATTTTCATCAGTCATTTTATTGACTCCCTTTTACTAATTTTTGAGTAACGAGAGGAAATTCTTGAACTCACGAACCTGTACCTCATAGAGATCTTTTCGTGGAGCTTTTTTAATTTCAGTCTCCATTTTTTCAATTGTTTGAGCAGACAAAATGCCGTTATCCCAAACCCAGTCAACACCTTCCATAACTCCATTAACAAAAGCACTTGGTGCAGATGGATCTTGCACGATATCAATCGCGTTAAGCATAAAGTCGTCTTTAACGACCATTGCGCCAGCTTGTTGCTGCAAACTTCCCATACCACGAGTCGAAACGCCCAGTTGAACACCACCATCGAGTAAACCTTTAACAATATTACCCATTGGAGTATCTAATACTGTGGCTTTGCCCATAACATCGTTTCCTTCAAATTGAAGAGATTCGATCTTATGAGAAACTTTATCTAAATTAACAGTCGGACCTTCAGGGTGATTTAATTCACCAACCGCGCGACCTTTGGATACTTGCTTTTCGACATAATTACCGATAGCTTTTTCCATGATCCCTTTGGGATATACTCGACCATTACGATTCTTCATATCTGCTTGTGCAAATACGCCTTCAATAACATACTTTTTTTTACCGGTTTTTTCTTCGGTAATGATATTGTAGCCAATTTGATGATCTACAAATTCTGAAATAAGTTTCATTGCACAAACCTTTTAATTACTTTACATATTATATTTATATGTTTTTATTTTTCCACTTCAGATGAATTATCTTCTTCAGTATCTTCGCTATCGTCATCCAAATCAGTGTCTTCTTGATCGCCATTACCATTAGCCAGATCTTCAGAATCTTCCACTTCTTCTTCATCTTCTACTCCGTTAAAAATTTGACCAGCAACTTTGATTCTTTCTTGATCTAAAACATCATTCTGTTTAGCTGCGATCGCTGCACCAAAAATCTCATTTGCCTTATTATAATCTTTAGCTAAAGCGGCATCGACCAAATCGGCGAAAGAATTTTCCGTTTCAACATTATCACTCATTATCATCTCCTGTTTTTAAGTCATCATTTGGGTCTTGCTGTGGTTCCGGATTCGGATTTTCTTTATCAAACGGTTGATCGTCTGCCGCATCCTTTTCCATTCTATCAACTTCATCTGGTGTCATGTGAAGTACATTTTGCATTACCCATTCTTTAGAGAAATACTCACCTACATAACCACTTACCATATCTAGTGTTTGAATTCTTTCTCTTAAAATTTCAGATTCTTTTAATTCTGTAAAATAGTTATCTCTTGCAAAATCAACAATAATATGATTTCGCATTTGTGTCCAATCATCTTCAGTTATAATACCCTTTAAAATTAATTGAGTTTTTAAAATACCTAAGAATAAATAACTAAATCTTGTTCTTAATCTATCAATATACTTCTGAAACTTAATTTCATCACGATTAATTTCTGTTGCTCTTCCGAGAGAATATTGTTGTTCTTGTTCTAATCTATTTAATGGTACATTTAATGCACGATAAACTTTCTTTTGAAAGTAAAAAATATCTTCGATTTGTCCTAAGTTTTCACCGCCAGGCAATGTGCTAATTTCTGTACCCTTACCACCTTCACGTCTTGGTAACCAGAAGTCTTCAAGAAGTGACTGATGTTTTCTATCATCTTTAATCTCACCAGTACTTTGATCATAAACAAGTTTATTACGATATCGTGTCATAATATCTTTCATATATTGTTCGGCTTTACTACGAGGTAGGTTACCAACATCAATATAAAAGATTCTACGCTCTGGCGCTCTTGCTAAACGATAAATGACTAAAGAGTCTTCCATCATTCTAAGCTGATTAATAGGTTTTAGTGCCTTATGTAAATATGATAAAACCTTTTGTCGTTTTTCATCAAGTAGGCCAGAAGTAATATAATTAACTGAGTCAAGACTCAGTTTAACGCCTTGAGATTGAATTCCAGGTTTTTCTTGATAAATGAAATATTCATCTACCTTACTAATAATACTCGCACCGGTCTTTGGATCTTTTTTCTTTTTAATTTCCTTTACTTTACGAATTCTTGCCGAATCAATAGGCCTAATATCTTTAATGCCTGCGGCTAAATTATTTTCTTCAACTACTAAATGATGATATACTCTACCATCTACATACCATCTTCTAAAAATATCGTGTCCGAGTTCATTAAAATTCAACATATTTGCTATGTTATCAAACTCTTCTCTAATTTGTTTTTTAATTGAAGCTGAAGCTTTAAGATTATCAAGTCTTAAATTAACTGGCTCTTCTCCACCTGTGATTGCCTCATTAACAATGTCTTCAATAGCGGCATCAACTTCAGGGTGCATAGCAACACCACGATATTTCATAATTAGCTCGTGGTTATCTTTAGCTTGATTGCCGTCTAAATTAATATATTGACCATAATGGGATCCAGATGCGGTAATATAACCGGCACCGTCTTCATCGCGCGCTGGTACGATCGAAGGTGCCTTGTTTGGATCTTCGTTCTTTGCGCGTTTTATTTCAAAACCAAATAGTTTGAATCCGTCGTCTGCCATTAGAATTCCTTATAATATGAGAGGAGAGCAGTTTTCCTGCTCTCCTTCTATATATCAGTTTTATTGATCAGTAGTATTTGAAGTCCAATACTGATACTGCCACTCTATTTGAAATCTTTCGACTTCGGCATCAGCATAAGAAAGTTCTATTGCAGATACTGATGAAGGCCATGCATCTTTGAACGTATAAGTCTTAATAACTCTTTCGTCACGATCAAATTGCTCGACTTTTAAATCTGCAAAATAGAGTTCTGGATTTTGAGTACCACCAGCATCTGCATGGTTAGCAATTGCATTCATCCATCTTTCCATTTCGTCTCTAATTTTGAACCCAGTGTCATTGATTACAGATACTGTCCATGGTTCAAATACTCTGTCTCCAGCAATTTTTAACTGTCTACCACGAAATGGAATTTCGATTGTGTTAACAGTTGAAGCTGGAAGCTGACCGCTTTCGCACATAAATGATGCGAAATCGATGTCAAGATTTACGCCTAAACCTCCTCGCGGATTTGCAAGTGTAATCTGGAATAGATTACCACGTGCACCACCACCAGTAAGCCTAGCCTTAAATTCGTCTACACTACCAAGTGCCATAGTTTATCCTCCCTAGATTAGAATGCCTGACCAGCAATTTCCTCAAAGGAAACACCGGTTCTGACAGCGACAAAGTTAAGTGTGATAAAATTGATAGAGC